TTCATATCATGCTTTGACTCAAGAACGAATGAAAACCTTATACTGTTCCCTTTTTCTATCGGTTCGAAAATGATTTCAAATGATTTACCGTCTTTAGAGAGGTCAATATTGTATTGCTTGTCATCTGTAGAAATAACATTAAATTCATCAGAATACATTGTGATAAGTTCCAATCTATTCCATCTTGATTTCTCATCATAAAAATCAATAGAATACTGACGATCCATCCACGAAGGACGGGGAAGCCCCTCCCCAAGCGCGCATTCCTCTGTCTTGCTCCAGGCCTTCTGCTTGATGAAGCACGTACATACCGAACAACGATTTTTACCTATTTTCTTGCTTACGTATAAAGAAAGAGGAAGCATAGAGTTAGGGACGTTCTTAGTATTGAATTTACATCCCTCACACTTTTCAAGACGTTCCTTGTACCAATCAGGATAATCTTCTTTTTTTCTTGGAAGTTTTTTTAATATCGTATCCATAAAAGCATCGTATATAACTTCCGCTTGCAAAATCTTTTTCATGACTTATCTGTTAAATTCCTGTTCTTGAATATTTTGTATTTCACTAAAACTATGACCCTTACGAGATTTAAAGATAGATAATTTGTTGTGTTTTATCAACATATCCCCACCTTTTATCTCACCTGAGTCATAAGCATCCTTTATCATCCTTATCTTAATATCAAGGCACTGAAGTTCTTTTTCCTGATACTTAGATAATTTTTCTACCTTGGATTTAAGACGCTCAAGATTGTGTTTGCGCCTCTCCATCTCATGAAGGTTACAAACCATATCACCCACATACGGAAACGATACAGACACGTTATCTGTGTACGTACATAAGTTATTGGCATAAGAAATACTGGCTCTGAAAACGTCACGTATCTGGTTTCGGTCGTAAACGCCCCCGGTCTTATCCATCACATCATCTATAATATGTGACTCAAATGATATAGGGAAATCATTCTTCGGCATCGGCTTCAAAAGTTTTCTTTCTGTAAAATAAAGAAACCAACGCACATTGATCTCTTGAACCCTCCAATACAAAAAGACGGCGCATGTTCTCTATATCCGGGCACAAACACCTTGTTCTGTAATTCCCTTCACGGTCAATCAAAATACCACGCTTCTTCATCTCCGTATCCAAAACCGATACATATTGAAGATCGGTACTGAAACAATGAGAAAACTTCTTCTTCGTTTCATACGAATATCCAAACACAAAATAATAGGCAAGAAGATTTAAATGCCTCGCATCTATGACATTCTTCTCATTACCAGAGGCCATTAGGTATCCGTTATAAAACAGAAGTATCTTCTTAGCCATATCTACCGTATTGGAATAAGGTACTAAAAGCCTATAAGCCCTATTACTAACATCTTTATTATCACTTTCTTTCATGAGATTATCGTTTTGATACAAAGATAAGGATTAAGGATTTATAAATTTAAAATTAACGTATTTTA